TCAGCTGCCTGTTCGGCAGTGACTGGGATCAACCAGCACCCGCTGGACACCGAGTCGATGCATCAGCAAGTGCCACAGAGCATAGCTCATCCGCTGCCGCGTGGACGCACCTTCGGGCGCGAGGTACTTGCGAAAATTCTGAGGCGTCACACCGACCAGCGCGGCCGCAGCGGCGCCGGTCACGCCAGTGAACGATCCCTCGCCCACCACGTGGCGGATCTGCCAGGCCGTTGGCGCCTCCCACTCGTCAGGGTCCGCGGCCAGCACGTGCTCGGGCAGCAGCTCCGCGATCCACGCATTGCGTGGCGCCTCGTGCTCGCATTGCAGCCGCGCGAACTCGCCCAGCGACTCCAGCGGCATGCTGAACGTCGGCCGGCTCGCCGAGACGATCCAGTGCTGCCAGCGGTCGTCCGGCAACCCTGCCGACATGCCCGGCACCACGCCGCCGCTGACAGCGAACGCGGCCAAGTCCAGGCCCGTTGTCACGTCATGCAAGCGCACCAGCCCTGGCGCGTGGCGCCGTCGCAGGTCCGCCGCGAAGGCACCCATGTCGTCGGCGAAGGCGTCGCGCACGCCGTACTGCGTCGCGGCTTCCGGCACGGTGCGCTCGGCCAGCTGCTGCTCGCCGTAGTACAGCGTCCAGCGCCGGGAGTCCACGCCCGCCACGCGCAAAGCGCGGCCGGCGCAGAACGAGAAGGGGCCGATGCTGCAGTCGGTTTTCATCGTTCTGTTCCTGATCAGACGGCTTCGACGATGGCCATGAACTGCAGCTCGCTCATGCCCATCGCGGCGGCGTAAACGGCGAGCGGCGTGCCGTGCTTTTCGAGCAGTGCAGCGGCAATGGTCTCGCGCTGCTTCTGCGTTGCCTTCTGAAAGCGCAAGCCACTGTCATAGGCCTTGAGCAGCTTCGCGGCGAGCGCCTGCACCTTCTTGTCGCCGAGAAGATCGGCCTGCTGCAGGAATTCGGGTTCAGCGACCAGGCCAATGAGGGCATGGATCGGGGCCGATTGCATGCGGCCCTTGAAGACGCCTGCGGCGTATTCGATGTGCATCTCAATCTCCTTGAGGGACAGCGCTTGCGGTGTGCAGTGCTGATGGGGTGAATATTACTAGCGCGATTCGCGCTAGTCAAGGAGTAATGCACCTCGGCTGCGCTGGGAGCTGACGCGAAACTTACAAAAATCTTGCGCGATTGCGCAGCGTGTGCTAGAAACGCGCCATCTTTGGGGAACCTCCCCTAGCAGAATCACAGAGCCCGCCACGACGCAAGTCCGGCGGGCTTTTTCTTTCCCGGTGCGGGCGTAGCTCAGTTGGTAGAGCTGCGGTCTTCCAAGCCGCAGGTCGCGGGTTCGAGTCCCGTTGCCCGCTCCATCAAATTCATGGCCATGGCCAAGCTGACGATGCTCAAGCCGCGTGTGGCGACGGTGAGCACGCAGCGCGCGCGGACGTTCACGACCGAGACGGTGCGCATCACCGGCTCACGGTTGCAGGCGATCCGCGAGCGCATCCTGCGCAGGGACAACGGGCTGTGCCAGTGCGAGGAGTGCAAGGCCGCACCGGTGCCGCGGCTGGCTTCGGTGGTGGACCATGTGGTGCCGCTGTGGGAAGGCGGGGCTGAGTCGGACGAGAACCGGCAGAGCCTGAACGTGGGCTGCCATGCCCGGAAGTCGGCCGAGGAGGCGCGGCGGCGGGCGGGTGGACGTTGACCCCTCAACCCCCTACTCAGGGGGTTGACCCCTGCCGTATCCCCTCATGCAGAGGGGTAGGAGGGGAGGGGTAGGTAAATCTTACCGATTCCGTCAGGGCGAAACCACCCGGTTCCGCACGCGCAAAACAACGCCTCGTTTTGAGAGATATTCAAATGGCTGGAGCAAAGGGCAGGAGCGGAGGTGCCCGCCCTGGGGCCGGCCGCCCGAAAAAAACGCCGGTCGTGACCGAACTCGTGGACCCGCTGGAGTTCCTGCGCGCCGTCTGGAAGGGCGAGCTGGACCCGAGTCCGGCACAGGTGAAGGCCGCGGCTGCCGCGCTGCCCTACGTGCACCCCCGCAAGGCGCCCGGCAAGAAGGAAGACGGCGCACCGAGGACCGGCGGTAGCAAGTACGCGGCACGCCAAGGCCCGCGCCTGGTGTCCAGCCGCTGATCGCTGACCATGGAATGGTCCACCTCCTGCCCCGACTGGGAGCGCAGGATCGTTGCGCGCGAACCGCTGATCTTGGTGCCGCCGCTGTTCCCCCAGGAGGCTGACGAAGCCTGGGACATCTGCGGCGGTTTCAGGCTGGTGGATGTGACCGGCCAGCCGCTGCTGCGCGACGCTGCGCTGCCTTGGCTGCGCGACTTCGTGCGGGCCGTGTTCGGCGCCTACAACCCGGAGGACGGGCGGCGCTACATCAACGAGTTCCTGCTCTGCGTGAGCAAGAAGAACGCCAAGAGCACGATTGCTGCGGCGATCATGCTGTGCGCGCTGATCATGAATTGGCGGCAGTCGGCCGAACTGCTGATCCTGTCGCCCACCAAGGAGATAGCGGACAACTCCTACAAGCCGATCCGCGACATGATCCGCGCGGACGACGAGCTCGGCGACCCGGACCATGGGCTGCTGAAGGTGCAGGACTACTGGCGCACCATCACGCACAGAGAAACGGGTGCCACCCTAAAGGTGGTTGCGGCCGACTCGGACACCGTGTCAGGCAAGAAAGCGTCGTTCGTCTTCGTGGACGAGCTGCACGAGTTCGGCAAGCAGGCCAAGGCTTCGAACATGCTGCTGGAGGCCACGGGCGGCCTGACGTCGAGGCCTGAGGGCTTCGTCATCTACGCCACGACACAGTCGGCAGAGCCGCCGGCGGGGGTGTTCAAGGAAAAGCTGCAGTACGCGCGCAAGGTGCGCGATGGTGCAATCAAGGACCCGCGCTTCCTGCCGGTGATCTACGAATTCCCGCAGTCCATGCTGGAGGCGGGTGCGCACAAGGATTTGGCAAACGCCTACGTCACCAACCCCAACTGGGGTGCCTCGGTCGATACCGAGCGGATCACGCAACTGCACAGTCAAGCGCTGGAGAGCGGTGAGAACGCCTTCAAGGAGTTCCTGGCCAAGCACCTGAACGTCGAGATCGGCATGAACCTGCGGGGCGACCGCTGGGCTGGTGCCGACTACTGGGAAGGTGCGGCCGAGCCAGTGCTCACGCTGGACGAGCTGCTCGCGCGCGCCGAGGTATGCACGGTGGGCATCGACGGCGGCGGGCTGGACGACCTGCTGGGCCTGGACGTCCTGGGCCGCTGCAGCGAGACGCGCCGCTGGCTGGTGTGGAGCCATGCCTGGGCGCACCGCATCGTGCTGACGCGCCGCAAGGAGATCGCGCCGCGGCTGCTCGACTTCGAAGCCGATGGCGACCTGACCATCGTGGACCTTCCTGGCCAGGATGTGACCGAGGTGGCCGACATCGTCTGCCGCGTGCGCGACGCCGGCCTGCTGCCGGAGAAGGCTGCGGTGGGCGTGGACGCCGCCGGCATTGGCGACATCGTGGATGAGCTCACGGCCCCGGGCCGCGACATCACGATGGAGCAGATCGTGGGCATCAGCCAGGGCTGGCGCTTGAACGGCGCCATCAAGACCTGTGAGCGCAAGCTCGCCGGCGGCGAGATGGTGCACGGCGGCCGGCCGATGATGGCCTGGTGCGTGGGCAACGCCCGCACGGTACAGCAGGGCAACGCCGTGTCCATCACCAAGCAGGTGTCTGGCACGGCCAAGATCGACCCGCTGATGGGACTTTTCAATGCGGCCTCTCTGATGGCCATGAATCCGGTCGCTGCCGGGGGCAAGAGTTTCTGGGAGACCACGACGTGACGACACTGCTGACCCGCTGCAGCGCAGCGGCCGCGCGCCACGTCCCCGACGTGCTGGGCGTCTGCGGCGCCTCAGCCATAGCCTATGGCGCAAGCCTCATCTATGTGCCGGCTGGCTGGATCGTTGGCGGCGCCATTGCGCTGGCCGTTGCCGTGCTCAGCGCCCGGAAGGCTGACGCGCCGTGAGCTTCCTGGGGAGGCTGGTCGCACCGCAGCGCAAATCGGCGGGCGACACGCTGGAGATTTTTCGGGAGCTGTTCGGCTCCCGCCTGTCGAAGGCCGGCATCGCCGTGAACTGGGACACCGCCATCCGGGTGTCCACAGTGCTGGCGTGCGCGAGCGTCATCTCGCGCGGAATCGCGCAGGTGCCACTGAAGGTGTTCCTGCAGCAGGGCGAGAGCAAGACGCCAGCGCTGGACCATCCGCTGTACTACCTGCTGCACAACCAGCCCAACCCGTGGCAGACAAGCTTCGAGTACCGCGAGACGATGGGCCTGCACCTGGCGCTGGCCGGCAAGCACTACTCGTTCATCAACCGCGTGAGCGGCGGCCGCATCGAGGAGCTGATCTCCTTTGAGCCGCAGAAGGTGTGCGTGGACCGGGCCACGGACGGCACGCTGACCTACAACATCACCATGCCCAACGGGGCGCAACAGGCCTTCCCGCAGGAGGCCATCTGGCACGTGCGCGGCCCGAGCTGGAACGGCTGGCAGGGCATGGACCCGGTGGAGCTGGCGCGCGAGGCCATCGGCCTGGCCATCGCGGCCGAGGAGCAGCACGCCAGGTTGTTCAGGAATGGCGTGCGACCGAGCGGCACGTACTCGGTCGAGGGCAAGCTGCTTCCCGACCAGTACAAGGTGTTGCGCGAGTTCATCGTCGAGAACACCACCGGCGACAACGCCAGCATGCCGCTGATCGTCGACCGCGGCGCCAAGTGGCTGCCGCAGGCGATGTCCGGCGTTGACAGCCAGCATCTGGAGACGCGACGCTTCCAGGTCGAAGAGATCTGCCGCAGCTTCGGCGTGATGCCGATCATGGTCGGCTTCGCCGACAAGACAGCCACCTACGCCAGCGTCGAGCAGATGCTGATCGCGCACGTCGTGCATTGCTTGTCGCCTTGGTACATCCGGCTGCAGCAGTCCATCGATGCGCACCTGATCGGCAAGCGCGACGTGGTGCGCGGCTACTACGCCAAGTTCATCGCCCAAGGCCTGCTGCATGGCGCCATGCAGGACCGCGCCGAGTATTTCGCCAAGGCACTGGGCGCCGGCGGCTCGCCAGCCTGGATGACGCAGGACGAGGTGCGCGGCCTGGAAGAGCTCAACCCCATGGGCGGCGCGGCGGCGAAGCTGCCGGTACCGACCAACGTCGGCGGCGGACAGCCGCAGCCGGCCGCCAACGACGACACCTGACGCGTCGCGCCGCAAGACACACGAGCCGCCTTCGGGCGGCTTTCGCATTTCAGCCCCGCAAGGAGCTCACCATGAACATCGCTGCCCGCTTCGAACGCAAGGACGGCGCGGATCCCGCCCATCTCGGGTGCGGCCTGGTCGAACTGAAGTTTTCCGGCGCCGACGAGAAGGAGATGACCTTCAGCGGGTATGGAGCCGTCTTCGGCAACATCGACAGCTACGGCGACGTGATCCAGAAGGGCGCCTTCGCCGACACGCTGCGCCGCGCCAAGAGCAGCGGCCAATGGCCGGCCATGCTGATGCAGCACGGCGGCCTGCTGGGCGCGGAGATGACGCCTGTCGGCATCTGGACCGACATGCATGAAGACGACACCGGCCTCTTCGTGGAAGGCAAGCTGGCGCCGACGCCGCGCGGCAGCGAGGCGTACCAGCTGCTCAAGATGACGCCGCGGCCGGCGATCAGCGGCCTGTCCATCGGCTATCTGGCCAAGGAATGGTCCGTGCGAACCCGGCCCGATGAGCCGCGGCGCACGCTCAAGGCCGTGGATCTCATCGAGGTGTCGCTGGTGACGAACCCGGCGAACCCGAAAGCCAGGGTCCAGGCCGTCAAGAACGACCTCACGATTCGTGATGCGGAGAAGGCTCTACGGGATGTGGGCTTCTCCCAGTCCGATGCCAAGGCAATCGTCGCCTCTGGCTTCAAAGCGCTACCTCAACGGGATGTTGAGAGGAGCGGAGTAGCTGCTGCGGAACTCGGCGACCTGCTGGCGTCCGTGCAGCGAGTTCATTCCATCTTCACCAAGCCCTGAGAGGCAACACCATGAAGAAATCCATCCTGCTGGCCGCGTGCGCGGCCCTGGCTGCCGTCGCCTCGGCTGCCGTTGCTGGCGCTGACGTGTCGGCCATCGTCGCGCTGACCGCGCATTCCCTGTTCGGCCTGGATCCGCAGGTGCTCGGCCTGGTCCTGGCCGCGGCGCCGGCCGCTGTCGGCTACGAGCGCAAGAACGCAGGCGGCGGAGATGGCGGCGGCGTCGATGCCAGTGCCGCAGTGCTTGAGGTCAAGAAGCTGGTCGAGGCCATGGGCCGAGGTTTCGAAGAGTTCAAGACCACCAACGACAACATGATCAAGGCCAAGGCCGACGGCAAGGCGCTGTCGGACTTCGAGGCCAAGCTCGACAAGATCGACAAGGACCTCACCAGCCTGAGCGAAGCCAAGAGCGCGATTGACGCCGCGCTGGCCAAGCTCAACCGCCCGGCACTGGGTGGTGCCGGCGAGGGTGCCGGCGACCTGGCCGCCGAGGTGAAGTCCTTCAACGACTACCGCCGCTCCCTGGCCAACGCTCCGGGTCACGTCTCCGAGGTCACCACCGAGCAGTACGTCGCCTACAAGAGCGCCTTCATGTCCTTCGCACGTAAGGGCAACCTGGAAATGCTGACGGACGCCGAGCGCAAGGCCATGTCCGCCGGCGTGGACTCCGATGGCGGCTACCTGCTGCCCACGCCGATGGTGGGCCGCATCATCCAGCGCGTCTATGAGACCTCGCCGATTCGGCAGATCGCCTCGGTGCAGACCATCTCCACCGATGCCCTGGAAGGCATCAATGACCTCGACGAGGCCTCGGCCGGCTGGGTGGGCGAGACCAGCGCGCGCAACGACACCAACACGCCGCAGGTCGGGAAGTACCGCATCGAGGCGCACGAGATGTACGCCCAGCCCAAGGCCACGCAGAAGCTGCTGGACGACGCCGCGGTGGATATCGAAGCCTGGCTGTCGGGCAAGGTGAGCGACAAGTTCACCCGCGTCGAGAACGCCGCCTTCATCACCGGCAACGGTGTGTCCAAGCCGCGTGGCTTCGCCGACTACCCCACGGCTGCTACCGCCGATGCCACGCGCGCCTGGGGCACGCTGGAGCACATCAAGACCGGCGCCAACGGCGCCTTCGCGAGCTCCAACCCGGGCGACGTGTTGTTCGACCTGATCGGCGCCTTCAAGGCTCACTTCCTGGCCAATGCCCGGTGGGTGACGCGGCGCGAAATCATCACGCTGGTGCGCAAGTTCAAGGACCAGCAAAACGGCTACCTCTGGCAGCCGGGTCTGCAGGCTGGCCAACCCGACCGGCTGCTCGGCTACCCGATCGTGAACGCCCAGGACATGCCGGCGGCAGCCACCGGCAGCTTGTCGCTGGCCTTCGGGGACTTCCAGGCCGGCTACCAGATCGTGGACCGCATCGGCATCCGCGTGCTGCGCGACCCGTACACGTCCAAGCCGTACGTGAAGTTCTATAGCACCAAGCGCACCGGCGGCGGCGTGCTGGACTTCGAGGCGATCAAGTTCCTGAACTTCTCGGCCTGATGCCCTGAGCGCAACCACATCGGAGAAGTCCCATGCGTGATCTCATGAACAACATCCACGTGGCCCGGGCCATCGCCCCGGTCAGCGTGGCCGACAACACCGCCCAGGTGTCCCAGATCATCGACCGCCGCGGCTACGACAGCCTCACGTTCCTGATCGCCATCGGCGCCGTGGCCGACGCCGACGCCACCTTCACCGTACTGGTGGAGGAGGGCGACGCCGCGAACCTGTCCGACGCTGCGGCCGTTGCCGACGACGACCTGATCGGCACCGAGGTGCTGGCGGGATTCCAGTTCGATGACGACAACGAGCCCCGCAAGATCGGCTACCGGGGCGCCAAGCGCTACGTGCGCCTGACCATCACCCCGGTCAACAACGCTTCCGCAGCCCTACTCGCAGCCGTGGCGGTGCTCGGCCACGCGTCGATCAAGCCGACCGCCAACCCGCCGGCCTGACCCACTTCGTTGCCAAATTGAGGCCGCCTCCGGGCGGCCTTCTCATTTCTGGAGGCCGTCATGGCTGCAATCGTCCGAATCGTGCAGAAGAACGGCGCTGGCGCAACTGCGACCGACGCCAGCGGCGGCGTCCGCTTCAAGAACGCCGACAACGCCACCGTCGACCTGAACAACCCGCTGGTCAAGCCCACCTCTGGCAGCGACTTCAGCTTCGAGAAGTGGCTGCGCCTGGAGGTGACCGGCGGCACGTACTCGCAGATCACGAACCTGAAGGCGTACAGCGACGGCACCAACTCGTTGGGCACCGGCATCCTGCTCTGGGCCAAGGCGGTGACCACCTACGCCACGCCGGCGGAGGCCACGGCAACCACGGGCTACAACAACTTCTTCTCGTACACGTCCGGCTCTCCGCTGAGCCTGGGCGCGGGTCCATACACGAGCACTGGCGAGAAGGGCGACCACCTGGTGCTCATGTGCGAAGTGCAGTCCACCGCGTCGGGCGGGCTGGCGTCGGGCGATTCCGTCTTTTTCGGTTGGGATGAGATCTGAGGGCGCAACGACATGACGCCCACCCCATTCGAGATCGCCGTTGACGAGGCAACCGGCATGCGCACAGCCTCCAACGGCGCCGTGCGCGTGGCCCTGCACGACACCGACGGCGTGATCTTCCGCCGCCGCGGCGTGATGGTCGCCGGCCCGCTCGCCGGGGCACACGTCGAATGGGCCGTCGTTGAGCTCGCCGGCGTGCGTGTCTACGTCGACAGCGCCAGCGGCGCGGTCGTCGTATCGCGCCAGGACATTCACCCCTGAATTCCAAGAGGCTGCCATGCCGCTGTACTCCGTTTCGCGCGCTCGCGCTGCTCTGAGCCTGAGCGCTGACCTGTTGACGATCAAAGCCAGCGCCAGCAAGCCGCTGCGCATCAGCGTGGTGGACATCAAGGGCATGGACTCGTCGTCCTCGGTCAACGAGATCGTGATGCAGCGCAGCTCTGGCGGAACGACCGGTGGCGGCGCCATCACCCCGAGCAAGGTGAACCCGTCCAGCGTGTCGGCCAGCTTCAACGTCTACACGACCTGGAGCGTGCAGCCCACGCTCGACGGCGAAGTGCTGTGGCGCTTCGGACCCAACGCCAACGGCGGCATCGACAAGGACGTGGCCATTCCCGGCTGGGAGTGGCCTGTACCCGTCAACGGCCAGGTCAGCTTCCGCAGCGTCACCGGCACCGGAAACGTGACGATCAACCTGCGCATCGAAGAAATCGACGGCTGAAGCCATGGCATACGGCAGACCGATCGCTGTGCGGGCCGGCATGGGACGCACGCCACGCAGGCGCCCGGCCGAGTCCGTGCCGGAGCCAACGCCGGGCGTCTTGAGCGGCACCGCGTCTGCGGCCGTCCAGCTCGCCAGGTCCGCCTCGTCCGCGCTGAGCATCAGCGTCAATGCCGGCGGCGGCGGCGGCACCGACAGCCCCTCCTACCGCTACATCCGCGCCGGCGCCGCGGCAGGCGGCAACGGCTTGAGTTGGTCCACGGCCTGGAGCAGCTTTGCCTCGGCCTCCGGTATCACGGGCGGCATGACGGTGTGGGTGGCGGGCGGCAACTACGGTGCTGTCCGGCCAGGATGGAACGGCACCAACGCCAACCGCATCACGATCCGGGCTGCCACGCTGGCTTCCCACGGCACCGACACGGGCTGGTCCAGTGCGTTCGCCGTGGACGGCGGCAATCCGGTCATCTTCGACGCTGGCGGCTCGGCGTCGCCAGCCGTCACGAAAGCGTTGAACCTCGACGGCTCGAACTACGTCACGGTCGACGGCCAGATTCGCAACGCCGACCTCGAAAGTGGTTACGGCATCATCGCCCGCAACGCCTACTACGCTGTCCACTGCGATGACGGAACCGGCTCCAACGGCATCACGCTGCGCTACATCGAAGCCAGCGTCATGCCGAACTCCGACGTGAACCGGCGTGAAGACGGCATCCAAGGCAAGGGCGACGACCTGATCGTCGAATACTGCTTCATCCACGACAACGACAGCGGCGTCACCCACGGCGACAACATTCAGTGGTTTGGCGGCAACCGCATCACGCTGCGCTACAACGTCTGGAAGAACGGCGGCCAGTCGATCTACCTGGGCGACGGCGGCCTGAACTTGTGGTGCAACAACGTCGAGATTTACTACAACCTCATCTACAACCGCGGCGGCGGCCACTACAACGGCATCCTGTTCAACTGCGTGTCCTCGCAGGCGACTTTCAACGGCGGGCAGCCGGCGTACTACAACATCTACAACAACACGGTCGACCTGGAGTGCCTGTCGAACGACGGCTTCAACGCGATCCTCAACGCCGCGAACTCGGGTCCGACGATCCGCTTCACGAACAACGCGTTCCGTGCCACGAACACGAGCACGATGCAGTGGCGCTCCACGAACACCACGAACGCGTTCGACAACAGCGGCACCGGCACGTGCTTCAACCTGCCCGCGGGCATCACAGCGGCTGATCTTGGGTTCCTGGTGTCCGCGCCCTCCAACGCGCTCGGCTTCCGCCCGGGTGCGTCTTCCGTGCTGCGCGGTGTCGGCACGAACGTCGGCTTGACCGTGGACATGCTCGGTAACCTGGTGCCGAGCACGCCCGACATCGGTTGCTTCCAGTTCGCACCCTGAGGACCGCGCATGCCCATCACCTACAGCGCCGCGCACGTCACCAGCCCCAGCGGGACCTGGACCACCGGCAATATCTCCAGCGCCGCCACGGCCGTGACGACGGGGCAACTCGTCGTTGTGATGTGGACCTGCGGCACCAACGCCTCCGGCAGCGTTGGCACGCTCTCCATCTCCAACACCGGCAGCGTCGGTGCTGGGCTGACCTGGACGCTGATCGGCCAGAACTCATCGCCCTCGACGGGCAACAACGCCAAAGTCGTGGCCTGGTACGCCGTGGCCGCGCGCAACGAGAACATCACGGTCACGGTCAACAACACCGGCTGGCAGGACCTCGGCCGCCGGCTTACGACGATCGTGCATTCCGGCGCGCACGCAACGACGCCGGTCCGCTCGTTCTCCACGGCAGAGAGCCAGGCCACGTCGGCGTCGGTGACCATCACGCCGCTGCAGTCGGGTAGTGCCATGTGGATGCTCGCGGGCGACTACACCGCGGCCAACTCGGCCACGGCGGGCACGAACTGCTCACTGGAGGGCTCGGTGTTCAACAGTACCGGCGACTTCACCACGGCCGTCATCCGCCCCACCACGCAGCCGCGCACCGACTCCGCGGCCTTCACGTTGAGCCTGAGCGGCACGTCAGCGACATGGGCCTACATCGCCTTTGAAGTGCAGGCCGCCGGGTCGTCGCAGTCCCAGGCTCCGCGCTCGATGCATCAACTCCGCCAGAGGTTCGCGCAATGAACATCCTCAAGCAAAGCACCGCCGTCACGCTGGTGCTCGGACCGTTTGTGGACAACACGGACGGCTTCACGGCCGAGACGGCGCTGTCGATCGCGCAGGCCGATGTGCGGCTGAGCAAGAACGCGGGGACATTCGCGCAGAAGGGCGACACGACCAGTGCCACGCACATGGAGAACGGCTACTACTCGGTGCCGCTCAACACGACCGATACCGGCACCCTGGGGCGCCTCACTATCGCCGTAAACAAGACCGGCGCGCTCCCCGTGTTCATGAACATCATGGTCGTGCCGGCCAACGTCTACGACTCCATCGTGGCCGGCACGAACTTCCTGAAAGTGGACAGCCTGGCGCCCGTGTGGTCGATCAGCGGCACCACGCTGACCGTCAAGGCGCCGGACGGCACGACGACCCAAACCACGCGCACGCTCACGACCGACGCCGCGGCCGTGCCCATCATCGGCGCAGCCTGACCTTCGCTGGGAGCAAGCGATGCACGCGAGTTGGGCCAAGGCGCAGACCACGACGACCGGCACGGGCAACCTCACGCTGTCGGCCCTGCCTGGGTTCCCGACGCCGTATCAGCTCATGGGCTCGCTGCCGTTCGCGTACACGCTGCTCAACAGCAGCAACCAGCCAGTCGAAGGTGGCATCGCCACCATGTCGAGCTCGACGGTGATGGTGCGCTCGCGCGTGCTGCGCACTTGGGACGGCACGACGCTGACCAAGAACGGCGGCGCCACCGCCGCGAGCCTGACGGGCACGACCCAGGTCATCTGCACGCCGCTCGATGCGACCTCTGAGGCGCTGATGCCCACGGTCGACAGCACCGCCGGCGTCGGGCGCTACGTCACGTCAGCACACCGCACGACCGTCACGGCCAGTGCGTCGCCGACGTCGCTCACCGTCTACTACCAGGCGTTCCTTCTGCGCGCCGGGGGCATCGTCACCGGCTTTGCATGCAACGTCACGACGGCGGCAGCAAGCGGTGGCCAAGCGCTCATTGGCCTCTACAACCTCACGCCGACCGGCTCGATTGGGAGCCTGATTTCTGGAGCGTCGACGTCTGCGTTTGCCGTGGACACGACCGGCTTCAAAGTGCTTTCGGCCGGCACGGCGCAGTTCCTGCCGCCCGGGATGTACATCGCCGCGTTCCTCTACTCCGGGTCGTCGCTGGTCACCGCTGGCCATAACTCCGCGGCCAGCGCGCTGATCGGCGGCAGTCCGTTCGGACTCAACGGCAACGCCAACGCCCCGATCGAATACCGCACGGAAACCGTCGGCAGCCTGGCGCTGCCGTCCAGCGCCGGCACGACCACCGCGTCGAACATCGGCTCCGCTGCCGCGGTCATGCTCTTCGTGGGAGTCCAGTGATGGCCATTGCGTACGAAGAAAAGGGCGCCGGCCTGCACGAGCGCATCCGCACCCAGGGCCACTGGCTGGTGCAGGAGGACGGCGCGTGGCAGTCGAGCGACGACGCCGCCGTGCAGGCCATCATCGACGCCTACACCCTGGACGATGCGCGCGCGCCGATCATTGCCGCGATCAAGCAGGAGGCCATGGACCGCATCCTGGCGTTCTTGCCGGCCTGGAAGCAGTCGAACCTGAATGCGCGCATGAACGAGCTGAACGAAGCGCGCTTCGTACGGTCTCTGAGCATCCCGGAGGTGTACGAGGTCGAGGCGATGCGCGGCATCTGGGACAAGGCCAAAGCGATCCGTGCTGCCTCCGATGCCCACGAGGCGGCATTGAAGGCGCTGGGCACGTTCAGCGCCGTGCTCGCCTACCCGTGGCGCACTACCGGCTGGCCGACGGTCTGACCCGATGAGCCTGAGCCTCGGGGCGCTGTCGCTGCAGGCGGCAGGCTTGCCGCCCCAGACGTCCAATGGCGGCATCAGGTCGCCGTTGCTGCTGGCGCTGGGCGGCATCGGTGCCGCCAACGTGGCAATGGACGCATCGGCTCCGCTGTCGGCCGCGGTGCGTGCCGCACAAGCCGCGAGCGCCGCCGCTTCTCTCGCAGTGCTGCGTTCCAGCAGCGCCAGCGCCGCGGTGTCATTGTTCGTGCACGGCAACGCCGGCCTGCGGTCCCTGGCATTACCGGGCCTGGGTGGTGTTGGGGCCGTGCAAACGGCCGGTGGCCGCACCGTTCAGGCCTCCGTTGCGGTGCAGGCGCCAGCACTGGCCAGCGCCGACATGAACCTGGCCGTCCAGACGGCTGGCGCTGCATCCTCGGCGCTGTCGATGAACGTGCAAGGCGGTGTCGCCGTCGCGCTGCCGGCGTCGGTCGCTGTGATGGTGACGGCAGAGGTGTCCGTCGCGCTGGACGCTGCCGTGCAAGCCGCACAGGCCGCATCGGCCGCGCTGAGCGTCCACATCAACCAACCCGGCGGCCTGCGATCGCTGGCGCTGCCGGGCCTGGGCGGCATGAGCGCGCTGCTGCCGGAAGTGCCGCGCGTCCTGCCTTATGACGACGGCATCCCCGTCGCGTGGGCCTCGGACCTCGGGTGGGCCTCGCTCTATGCGCACCAGCAGGCCGGAACGCCGGTGGCAATGCGCGTGTCGTCCATCCGGGTCGTCGGAGAGGTCAGCGTCGCGGTATCTGCCCCGGGCAGCCTTGAATCCGGGCTGTCCCTGATCGTCGGTGGCAGCCCTGAGGTCGCGTTCCCGGCTTCCCTGGCGATCGAGCATGAAGAGGTGGCGTCGGCGAGTTTCGACGTGGCCGTGCGGGAACCACTGGCGTTGACGGCAGAGTTCTCCGTCAACGTGCTGGCCCCGGCTGGCGCGAGCGCTGAGCTATCGGCACTCGTCGAGGCGGCGCTGGCTGTGCAGGCTGGGCTCAGCGTCTGCGCTCAGCAGGACCGCACGGCTCAAGCCGAGCTGCACGCGATCGTGGCTCTGCGGCGGAGCGCCGTTGCCGTGACGTCCGTCGTGGTGATGGAATACGAGCCGCAGGTGGCAGTTGTGGACGTCACCATCCCGGTGATGGAGACGCGCGCAGTCGCTGCCGGCATGGCCGTTGGCGTTCAGTCGTCGGCGCTGGCAAACGCAGGCGTGAGCGTCTATGTGGACACCAGTCACCCTGCGGGCACCTTGCTGGTTTCAAGCGTAGCCGTGCAGGTCGCGCAAGCCGCGGGCGCAGGCGTGTCGGTCGCAGTGGCCAACGCCGCTGGCACCGCCACCCCCTTGAGCACCACGGTGCAGCAGCGGGCATCGCTTCGATCGACCGTGTCGGTGTACGTCTTCACGACACACGTGTACCGCCGGGCTCCGAGCGGCAGCGGCTTTGCGCCGCGCTTGAACGACACGAAACGCCCCCGGAGGTAACTTGTCAACGATCAAGGTACTGGAGGCCACCACCGAGCCGGTGAGCGTGGCAGAGGCGAAGCTTTACCTGCGCGTCGACGGCGGCGACGAGGACCTGCTGATCGCGGGACTCATTATGGCGGCACGGCACCTCGCCGAAGGCGAGATGCGGCGCACGCTCCTGAGCGCGACCTGGCAGATGACCACGGACGCATTCAGCGATGCGCTGCGCCTGGAGTGGCCGCGTGTGCTCGGCGTTGAGTCGCTGCAGTACATCGCTGAAGACGACGAGGTCGTCACGTTGGACCCGGCCGACTACGTGCTCGACAACAGCAACGACGTGGCGCCGGCCTGGCTGGTGCCAGCCAAAGGCCGTGGGTGGCCGAGCACCAGCGCCGAGATCAACGCCGTGCGCGTGCGCTACGTCGCCGGATACGGCGACAGCGCTGCCGACGTGCCGGCGGCGATCCGGCAGTGGATCCTGCTGCACGTCGGCGCAATGTACGAACACCGCGAGGCCACCGCGGCCAGGGAGCTGAAGGCCCTGCCGTTCCTGGCCGGCCTCCTGGATCCGTATCGGGTGTACGGCTGATGGGTGCCGGGCAGTACGACACGCAGGTGGACCTGCACAAGCGCCAGTCCGGCCAGGACGCGGCTGGGCAGCCGGTGCAGACCTGGGTGGTTGCGGCCGCCGGCGTCTGGGCCGATGTGCGCCACCTCTCAGGTCTGGAAGCGATCAAGGCCGGCGCCGACACATCAACCACGCGCGGATCCGTGCGCGTGCGCTGGCGCACGGGCATCGACGCCGGCATGCGCGTCGTTTCCGGATCTACGACCTACGAAATCAAGGCCGTCCTGCCGAACCGGCGCGGCGGCTACATCGACCTGGCCTGCGAGGCCGTCAACGTCCGGACCTGACCGACATGGCCAAGGAATTTCACGACTCCGTCGCCCAGCCGGTGACGGTCACGGGCACGGGCAACGCCGCGCTGGCCACGACCACGTCATACCCGGCGCGGCGCACGCTGCAGTCCGTCGTGTCTGCCGGCGCCGTCGTGCAGTACCGCATCGCGGCGGTGGACGCCAACGGCATCGAGACTGGCGAATGGGAAACGGGCGAGGGCACGTACCTGGGCAGCGACGTGTTTCAGCGCACGACGCCGGATGCTGGCTCTAGCACGGTGCCGGTGAACTTCTCCGCCGGCACGACGAAGAAGTTCACGCTCTCGATCAACGCGGACGTGCTCCGGTTCATCGCCGCGATGACCGGCGGCGCATCCCTGACCTACGACAGCGACGGTGACGTCGCCACCGCAACGATCAACGGCACGGTCTTCACGATCGGCTACACGACCGTCGCCGGCAAGAAGACCTGGACATCGGTCGCCGGCGGCGGCTCAACGATCACCTTGAACTACGACAGCAACGGCCGGTTTGCGTCGTACTCGTGAGGAATCATGGCAGACGTCCCATTTGTGCTCGCGACGATCCCCGGCGGCGTCGACTTGCGCGGCGCCGGCGAGGGTCCGGCCGAAATCCTGTTCCCGCTTGTCGCGCTCGCGGGCCCGGCGTCCGGTGTTGTGACCATACAGACGGCCAACGTCCCCCAGGCTCTCGCCGCCGCGCGCGTGGACCGCAAGGGCTGGGCGCTGCAGAACTTCGACGAAGAGCTGTGGTGGGAGTACACGAACAACCCCACGCAATACCAGTCGTTCAAGATCGATCCGTACGCGTTCTGGATCTGCCCGCCGAGCCTGCTCACCGGCGCCGCGATCAAGATTCTTGGCGGCCGCGCAGGCCAGCGCTTTTGCTTTCGTGAGGCCTTCTGATGTTCGGCGGCCTCTTCGTTCCCAGCAACAACCAGACGTCGCGGCTGTTCCGCCTGACGGCGGACGGCGGCGACACGGCAGCGCCAGGCAATACGACATTGCGCGCCATGGCGGGGTGCGTCTGCACCGTGGCGCCCAACGCGCTGCGCGTGGGCGACCTGCTGCGCATCTACTGCGCCATCGGGCGCGGGCTGAACCAGAACTCCGGCACGGAAACCGTCCAGGCCGCGCTCTATGCAGGCCCCAACGGCAACCTGACGGACACCGCCATCAGCAGTTTTGGCGTCACCACGAACACCACCACCACCACCGCGGGCTGGTCCACCGAGTGGCGAATCATCAGCAACACGACGATGCGCAAGCAAGGTGCCGGCGCCGGCTTTTCTTCGCTCTCGGCCCAGATTTCAAATATTCGCCCGGCCATCGACACGATCCCCAGCATTGCCACGGGCTTCAAGCTCACGCTGGCCGCGGCCATGTCGACCGGCACGGATTGGTGCGTCGTCAGCGATTTCCGCGTCTACATCGAGCGCTGATCCGATATGCCTACCAACTACAAGTGGTATCCCGGCCACTACGTGCTGGGGGCTGGCGACACCAAGAACCTGAATGTGCTGCTCGACGGAATCGCCAGCACCACGACCGCGACATCCAATATCCCAAACCTGATTGGGGTACAGATGCGCTACATCTGGAAGAACCTGGAAAAGCCAAGGACGGATAACCCGGCCGTTTACGAATACGATTTCAGTTCGATCCTTGACGATCTGCAGACGCTAAAGACGCGCAGCGTGGCTATCGGCCGCGACATCTACATGCGCATCCTGGTTCAGTTCAAGGGCATCGGGGGGCGCGGAGCACCGGCCTATCTGCGCTCCGGGCAAGCCGGCTACAGAAGCGAATACGGCATAGGCGTCTATACCTGGGGCAACGCTGCAGACGACGCAGCAATCAACGAACACCCAGCACTCTGGATTCCTGCCGTTGAAGAGCGCTTGGCGCTGTTCATGGAAGCCATGGGCACCGCGCTGGACAGCATCGGTCGACCGGCTGGCGACATTCGATATTTGCTGTCAACGGTTGATTTCAATGAGTCATCGTGGGGCACCAACAGCGGTACGCCACTGACTTCAACACAGCAACAGCAGCAAAAGGACGCCCTGCTGCGCATTCAGCTCAGGACAAAGAGAAAGTTTCCGACAACCATCGTCGGCCACTTCATGAATTTCCCGCCGTATGCCGTGAATACCATGTGTGGCCCGATGGTCGATAACGGCATCACGCTGGGCGGCCCCGACACCTGGTGGGATGACGACAGCGTCGAAAACGGCGTCTATGAAAAATACGCTGACGCCTGGGGCAAGACGGCAATATCTCCGAGCATCCAAAACCAGAACTGGGAATTCAAAAAGCACGCGGACGTCAATCCGCCTGGCGATGCCCCACCCATCTATTACATCGGGCACCTGTACGACGCCGCCGGAAATCCATCGCTGCAGAAGATCTACAACCGCGTCACCGGGGCCGGGGTGAGTGTGGACGGCACTTTCCGCGCCGGTCTCAAAGGGACGCACGTCACCTGGCAAGGGGCGACATGGCAGCTGCACAACACCGGCGGTTCGCTGAGCACGCTCAAGCCGTGGAACCTGATCCGCAATTTCTTCTATGACCTTTGGTCAAGCCCGGGGCCGGACTACCACAACAGGACGCCCGGCGTTGTCACCACGATTCCGACAACGCTCGAATCGACCACGTCGCCGCCACCGCCACCACCGACCGGCACGCTGACGCTCGCGCTGACAACCGACACCGGGCCGGTAACCACGGACAAGATCACGAACAATGCCGGCGTGAGCGTCACTGGAGCCAGCAGCGGCGCAACGATCCAATACTCAACGACCAACGCTGGGCCATGGACAACGACCCCGCCGACCCCCACCCAGGGGAGCAACACCTGGTTCGTGCGCCAGGTCGTGGGCGGGACGCCTGGAGCGGCATCGGCCGGGCTCACGTTCACCTACGACAACGACCCTCCGGACCTGCTGCAGATCACGGTCAACGACAACGTCGCGCTCATCACCTACACGGATGCGCTGAGCCTGACAAACGCCACCGGCTTCAAGGCGCCGGGCAGCGCGTTCACCGTCAAGCAGGGCACGTCCACAGTTGCGATCACGGGCTCATTCGTCAACGAGGATCTGAAGCGAGTGCGCCTGGACCTGGGTGCTTCCGTCACGGCCGGGTCAACGGTGACAGTGAGCTATGCCCAGCCGACCTCGGGCACGGCGCGCATCCAGGATCTGGCCGGCAACTACGCGGCCAGCTTTACCGAAGTCACGGCGACCAACACCACCGGCATCGCGACGCCGACGACGACCGTGGCGATCTCGACCGTTGGCGGCGCAGCGTCCGCGGGCTACAGCAACTCGGCGTCACCGGCTGTCGTGGGCACACTCAGCGCCGCGCTCGTCGGCTCCGAGCGAATCGAGCTGCAGCGCGCGCCGGCCAGCGGCGTCTACGTCACGCTGGGCATGCTCACGGCCACCGGCACCGCCTGGACCTATGCCGACAGCGGACTCACGGAGGGCACCTACACGTATAGGGCGCGCGTGCGCAACGGCGATCTCCTCGGTCCATTCAGTGCGCTGTTCACGGCCAACGTCGATCTGACGCCGCCGGCGGCGCCTACCGCATCTGGCGCCACCGTCGCCTTCGGTCAAGCCGCAACGATCCGGGGCACCTGGTCGGCCGAGACGGGCGATGTGCTCACCGTGAGCGTCGGCAGCGACACCTACACGACGGCCAACGGCATCAGCGTTTCTGGCACGTCCTGGTCTCTGGCGCTGCCGGCACTGCCTCCCGGCTACTACGACATCAACGCGCGCACGACCGACCGCGCCGGCAATGCCGCACTCAGCGAAGAAGAGACCGTGCTGGTCGTTCTTCCGCAGCCGTCCATCAACCACGCGCGCCTGGCCAAGGCGCGCCGCAGGCGCTGAGACATGCCCAGCTTCTCGATGAAGGCGGATATCGACAGCCTGCTGCAGGCCGTTGGCGGCATGCAGGAGCGCGCCGAAGCCGCCGCGCGCCCGGCCGCCCAGGCCGCGGCCCAGGTGCTCTATGACGCGGTGCGGGCCAACGTCGCCCGCATCAAGAAGCACACCGGCAACCTGGACCGTGCCATCTACCAAGCTTTCAGCATCGACAACAGCGGGCCCGGCCGCGCCACGTACCACATCAGCTGGAACGCGCGCCGTGCACCGCACGGGCACTTGGTGGAGTACGGCCACATGCAGCGCTACGTCTACTACAAGGGCAACGACGGCCAGATCAGGCCCATGGTGCGCCCGGGCATGGACGGCACGCCCAAGCCCAAGCAGCGAGCATCCCAGGCCGTGAAGGACGCCTACTACGTGCCACTGCCCGGCGGCCCGCGCCTCGTGGCCGCGCGCCCGTTCATCCGGCCCGCGGTGGCGAAGATGGGCGAAGCCATGGACGAGGCCAAGCGCGTGGCCCTGGACATCATCCTGGGCACGCAGCCATGAGCCTGGAATCCGCACTGCGCGACGTACTGCAAGCCATCTGCTCGCGCGCCTACCCGGACGTCGCCCCTGCCGGCGCGTCGACGCCTTATGTCGTCTGGCAGCAGATCGGCGGCCGCGCGACGAGCTACACGGATGACGCGGTGCCGGACGAAGAGAACTCGTTCGTGCAGGTCCAGGCCTGGGCGAACACGCGCGTCGAGGCCAACGGGCTGATGCGCCAGATCGAGGCCGCCATGGTCGTTGCCGCCGCGTTCGCCGCGCGCCCCATGAGCGCCATGAGCGCGGCGCCCAGCGACGACGAGAACCTGCGCGGTGCCATGCAGGACTTCGACATCTGGATCGATCGCTAGACCGATACCGAACCCGGCCACGAGGCCAACAAGCAAGCCGCCCCTGAGGCGGCTTTTTCATGCCCGCGACGCGGGCTTTTCCATCTGGGAGCCCACAAATGCCCACCGTACCGACCGGCACCATCTATGCCGTGGCCACCGCGTTCGCGTCGTCGAAGACGGTCACGGCGATTTCCAACGCCACCGAGGCTGTCGTGTCCAGCACCGCCCACGGCTACAGCAACGGCGACTACGTCGAGATCACGACCGGCTGGGGCCGGCTGAACAAGCGCGCGTTCCGGGTGAAGTCCGTTGCAACCGACACCTTCACGCTCGAAGGCGCGAACACAACGAACACCGAATTTTTCCCGTCTGGCTCGTCTGCAGGAACGGTGCGCAAGGTCACGACCTGGCAGCAGATCAGCAAGATCATGAACCCGCAGTCCAGCGGCGGCGACCCGAAGAACATCACGTACAAGTACCTGGAGAGCGACGTCGAGTTCACCAAGAACGACGGCTTCACGGCGGTGCAGGAGTCGTTCGAGATCGATGCCGACGAAATCGGCGGCGCCTCCTACACGGCGCTGGTGGCGCTCACCGAGGTGCAGTCCGACACCATCCTGAAAAAGACGCTGAAAAGCGGCTCGATCATCTTGACGCCTTCGACCATCGCGCTGAACGAGAACGTGCGCATGCAGGACGGGCAGATCAACCGCTGCGTGGTGTCCGTGGCCGCCAACAACCGCGTGACGCGGTACCAGTCCTAAACCACGTCTCCTCCGGCCCATTGCGGGCCGGCTTTACCCCGGCCGGGTCGCGCCCGGCGGGCTTTTTGATCATCACCCCACGACAACACCATGGCTGCGAAAGTCAAGCTGGGCGCGCGCCCGAAAGAGTTCAAGCACACGGTCACGGCGCCGCTGCCTGAGGGTGGCGACGGCTCCATCGAGGTTGCCTACGTCTACCGCACCCGCACGGAGTTCGGTCAGTTCGTTGACGCGCAGATGGAAGCCAACGGCGTGAAGCCGGACGGCACGCTGACCGAGGAAGAGAAGTTCACGATGCTGCGCATGCAGATGAAGGCGCGGGACTCGAACGCCGCCTACATCATGGGCATCTGCAACGGCTGGAACCTGGACTTCGAGTTCACGCGCGCCACCATCGAACAGCTCTGCGACGAGCTGCCGGGCCATGCCGACAAGATCATGAACGACTACCGCGCCGCCATCCTGGAGGGGCGCCTGGGAAACTCGTAGCGGCCGCGCGCGCGGCCTACATGACGCTCCCGACAGCCGAGGAGCTGGAGGGCACGGGCCTCACGCCCGAGGACTACGAAGACGAAGAGGTCGAGGTCTGGCCGGAGCTCTGGCCGGCCTGGTGCCTCTTCGACGACATGCGCACGCAGTGGCGCACGCGCGGCATGGATGGCCGCCCGTACGGGCTGGACTACGCCGTCCTGTTCCGGCTGATGGACGAAGACGGCCTCAAGGGCCGCGAGTGGCGGCAGGCGCTGGACGACATCCGCGTCCTTGAAGGCGCAGCGCTCGAAGAGATGCGCAAGCAACACACCAAGTAGGGCCCGAAAGGGCCCTTTCTCATTTCCGGGTAGCTCATGAGCACTGACGATCGCAAAGCCCAGCTCGGCGTAGAGGTGGACTCCACCGACGCCAAGCGCGGCTTCGAAGAGGTCAAGCAAGGTGCCCGGGACATGGCGCAGGCCGTGTCGCGCTCCGGGCAGGATGCCGCCCGCGGCATGGACGGCATCGGCACCAGCGGCGAGCGCGCGGCTGCGCAGGCTGACCGTGCCACGCGCAGCCTGGCCAGCAGCATCCAGCGCGCCACGGCGGCGATGCAGGCCGGCAGCCAATCCAGTGCCGACTACTACCGCGCCCTGGCCAACCAGCGCGGCGCCAACACGGCCGCCCTGGAGCCGTACCTGCGCCAGCTCGAAGAGGTCACGCGCAAGCAGCAGCAGATGGCTGCCAGCGCCGGCGTGTCGGCCGCGCAGACCGCAGCGGCTATGCGCTCCATCCCGGCGCAGATGACGGACATCGTCACCCAGCTCGCCGGCGGCCAGAACCCGCTGCTGATCCTGACGCAGCAAGGCGGGCAGCTGAAGGACCAGTTCGGCAGCATCGGCGCGGCGGCGCGCGGCTTCGGCAGCTACCTGGCCAGCCTCATCAACCCGGCCACGGCCGCCGGCGCTGCGGTGCTCGCGCTGGCTGTGGCCTACGAGAAGGGCGCCAGCCAGTCCGCCGAGTTCGCACGGATGATCGCGCTCACCGGCAACGCCGCCGGGCTGACCGAGGGCCGGTTCAACACGCTGGCGTCCACGATCAGCGAAACGACCAAGACCACAATCGGCAGCACGCGCGAGACGCTGCAGTCGCTCGCTGCCACCGGCCAGCTCAGCGGCCAGGCCCTGGAGAAGGCCACGGCTGCGGCGCAGTTGATGAGCAAGGTCACCGGGCAGACGGCGGACGCGATCGTCAAGCAGTTCGCTGGCGCTGCCGAAGCGCCGGCCAAGTTCGCGGCCGAGCTCAACAAGTCCTACAACTTCCTCACTGCCGCCGAGCTGCAGCACATCCGCGCGCTGGAGGACCAGGGCCGCACGCAGGAGGCGCTGGCCAGGACGTTCGATGCCCTGAACACGCGGCTCAAGGACGCCGCGCAGAACTTCGGCACGTTGGAGCGCTGGTGGGACACCCTCAAGCGCAAGGGCAGCGAAGGCATCGACTTCGTGCTGCGCATCGGCCGCGTGCAGACGACGGACGACCAGCTCAAGACCGTTCGAGAGCAGATTGCCAGGGCTTCTTCACAGCCGTTCGATCCGAGCCGCTTCGGCGGCAATGCCGAGGCGCGGGCGCGGCTTCCGCAACTCCGCGCGGACGAGTTCGCGCTCTCTATTGCCGAAGACAACGAGGCTCAGCGTGCAGACGCCGCCGCCAAGCGCGCCCAGGGCGAAAAGGACGTGGCTGCGGCCTTCGAGCTGCAGAACAAGCACCTGGACAAGCAGGGCCAGCTCAACAAGGCAATCCGCGACTACGCCGCGCAGATCAAGACGGCGCTCGAAAGCACCACGATCACCGCCGAGCAGCGCGCGTCACTGCTGGCGAACTACGACAAGAACATCAAGGCGATCCGCGAGCAGTACACCGACAAGGGCGGCGCCGCGGCCGCGCGCTCCGCGGCCAAAGACCAGCGCGACGCCGAGCTGGAGAGCATTAAGGGCCTGGAGCGCCAGCGTGTCGAGGCCTCCAAGCAGGCACAGGACGAGATCCGCGTGCTGCGCGCCACCGGCGTGCTCGATGAGCGCCAAGCCATCGAGGAAAGCACGCGCCTGGACGTGGCCGGCCTGACCGCGAAGAAGGCAAGCCTCGAAGACCAGCTCGCGCTGATGAGCAAGCGCAAGTTCTCCGAGAAGGAGATCGCGCAGGTCATGCGCGAGGTCGCGCAGGTCGACGCCGAGATCAAGACCCGCATGCTCAAGGGCGAGAACGACCTGATCATCGCGATCCAGGCGCGGGAGGACGCCTGGGCCAAGACCACGCAGGCCGAAAACGCTGCGTTCATCGAGCGTCAGCAGGACCGCGCCGGTCAGATCCAGGCCGAGGTGAAGGCCCAGCTCGAAGCGAATGCCGCCATCGGCAAGAGCGCCATCGAGATCGCGGGCCTGGAGGTGGCCAAGCTCAGCGAGACGGCCGCGACGAAAGAGCGGCTGGCGGCAGAAGCCGAGGCGAACCTCCAGAGCAAGGAGCTGATCGACGCCTATCGCACCCAGGCCCAGGCCCTGCGTGAACTCGCCGCGGCCAAGACGCAGGGTGCCGTGCTGCAGGCCAACGCTGACACCGCCAAGAAGGCCAAGGAGGAGTGGGAGCGCACCAGCGACCAGATCGGCCAGGCCCTGGCCAACTCGTTGATGGAGGGCGGCAAGAGCGCGGGCGAGTACTTGAAGGGTCTGTTCCGCACGATGGTGCTGCAGCCGGTCATCAAAGCCGTGGTGCAGCCGATCGCTGGCGCTGTGGCAAGTCTGTTTGCGCCTGCTGCAAGTGCGGGAGGTGGAGGCCTTGGAGGCAACGGGCTTGGCCTACTCTCGTCCGCCGGAAACCTCGCCGGCATGTTCGGTGCCGGCGGCTTTGCGGGCGCTCTGACCGCGGGGGCTGGCTGGCTCACTGGGGCCACGAGTTTCACGGGGGCTTTGACGGCTGCCGGCTCATTGATCGGCACTGGTACCGCCGGCGGCGTCATGAGTGGCTTGGCGATGGGCGCTGGCGCGCTCGGCCCGATCGCTCTCGGCGCGCTGGCTCTGGGGTCTTTGCTTGGCCTTGGCGGCGGCGGCACCCCCCACCGCGGCGGCGCATTCACAGTCTCCAGCGACGCCCTCTTTGCCGGCCGGCTGGCCAACGCCGCAAACGCGCCCGGCTTCGGCCTGGAGAGCGGCGCATTCCGCAGCGACCGCAGCGCCGACGTCGACAAGAGCGTGCAGTCGCTGGTCACCGGCGTGGCGTCCACGATTGGCTCTGCGCTGACCGCGTTCGGCCTCGGCCCCGCGACCGTGACCGGCAAGTTCGCATCCGACAACGACGACGGCAGCTGGGGCGGCCTGCGCATCGTCGGCAAGAACGGGCGCGTACTGGCCAACCTGGATACGCGCAGCCTGAGCAGCAACCCGCAGAAGGGTTTCGAGGAGCTGACGCAGCAGGCGGGCAAGGTCGTGCGCGACGCCCTGATTGCCGCTGACCTGCCGGGCTGGGCCAAGGACATTCTGAAGTCCGTGAGCGACTCCGCGAGCGTTGACGTGATCGGCCAGGTCGTCACCGAGATCAAGGCGATCACGGACGCGTCCACGACGCTGGGGCCGGCGCTGAACCTGAGCACCAGCCAGTTCATCGAGCTGGCCAAGGCGCTGGGTGGCGCATCGAACACGGCCTCGCTGGCGCAGAGCTATATCGAGGCCATCTACACCGACGCCGAGAAGCTCAAGGTGGCCCAGAAGACGCTGGCCACGACGTTCGCGCAGCTCGGCGTCGCCGTGCCTGCCAACGCCGCCGCGTACCGGCGCCTGGTGGAGTCGCAGAACCTCAGCACAGACGCCGGGCGGCGGATGTACGTGCAGCTCCTGCAGCTCGCGCCCGTCTTCGGCGAGATCACGAAGGCCGTGCAGCAGGCCAGCGAGGGCGTGCAGGCCGAGATCGAGCGGCTGCGCGGCGCCGCAGGCGTCAAGGACGTGGCGTCGCTGCAGGCGCAGTTCGCGGTCAAGACGGCCCAGGCCAGGGCCGGCGACAGCGCGGCGCTGCAGGCGCTGCCGGAGATCAGCAAAGCGCTCGAAGCCGCGCGCACGGCCACCGCCACCAGCGCCGCCGACGTCGCGTTCGTGCGGGCGTCGCTGGCTGCCAGCCTGGCCGAGACGCTGCGCGCGCTGAAGGTGCCGGGATTCGCTGATGGGGGTTGGCACGACGGCGGCTGGCGCGTCGTCGGCGAGCGCGGCCCCGAGCTGGAGTACACGCCGCCGGCGCGCATCTACAGCAATCCGCAGTCGCAGCAGCTCCTGAACACGGCACGGCTGGAGCAGCAGGTGGCCGTGCTCACCGAGAAGCTCATCGACTGCGAAGAGAAGCTCATGGCCATCGCGCTGCACGCGGCCGACACGTCCAAGACGCTGCGGCGCGCCATGCCTGACGGCGACGCCATCGCCGTGCGCAACGCAACCGACACCACCCTGACTGTGACCGTGGTCGGCACCGTCAGTACGACGAGCACCTGAGCATGCAGTACATCGTCCCAACCAGCATCGGCGACTCGATGCTGGTGAGCAGCAGCGTGCCCGAAACGGATTACGGCGAGTGGTTCGCGGGCGCCGTCTACGCCGCCGACCAGTACGTGATCCGCAGCTCGATGCACAGCGTCTACAAGCGCGTGGTGGCCGGCAACACGACCACGCCGCCGGAGCAGGACGCGATCAACTGGGTGAGAGTTGGTCCGACAAACCGGTGGGCGATGTTCGACCGCGTGGTGGGCACGAAGACGGCGGCCACCGCGCCGGCGCTGGACCAGGACGCGGTCATCACGGTGACGCTCAAGCCCGGCCTGGTGCGCGGCCTGGCGCTGCTGGACCTGGACGTCGACGGGCTGACCGTCGAAATGGTTGCCAGCGGCGAGACGGTCTATCGGCGCGACCTGGATCCGCTGGGCAGCCTCGAAGACGTGGACAACTGGTGGGACTACTTCTTCGACGCCATCAAGCGCCGGAACCTGCTGGTGCTCACCGATCTGCCGCCGTACGCAGACGCCGAGATCACGCTCACGTTCCGCGGGCGCGGCGCCATCTCGATTGGCTCGTGCATCGTGGGGCGAGCCTACAGCCTGGGCAACGTGCTCGTGAACGCATCGACCGGCATCACGGACTACAGCGTCAAGAGCCGTGACGAGTTCGGGGCCGTGACCCTGGCAGAGCGCCCGTTCAACAAGCGCATGAGCCTGCCCATCATTCTCGACACGGCCCAGGTCGATGCGTTCGTCTCCCGCCTGTCGGCCGTGCGCGCCACGCCGGTGGTCTGGATCGCGTCGACGACCAAGAGCAGCCTCGTGATTTACGGGTTCTACAAGGACTGGTCGATCACCATCCCAGGCCGCGTCAAGAGCACTCTCAGCATGGAAATCGAGGGCCTGGTTTAGCCGGTCCGCACAGCAGTTACCTCATCAACAAAGCCGCCTTCGGGCGGCTTTTTCCATTTCCGCCATGGAAACAGGTTTCGCAGAAGTCGGCGTTGCTGGCGTCGGCACGTCCTGGGTGCCGCTGACTTCGTCTGCGCCGCCCGTCACGTCACCGCCGTCACCGCCCGTCCTAGTTGGCAAAGGAGCGTTCTACGTGAGCTTTACTCCACTACCGCCCTCGCCGTCGCGCAAGGACCCGGTCAATTTCAATGACAGGGCTGATGATCTGTTCCCGGCGTTGGCGAACTTCGTTGAAGAGGCGAACAAGCTGATTCCCGGGGAAACCGCCGCCGGTCTTGCGCAGTTTTTGGCGACGGCCGATGAGGCAAGGGGTGCGGCCCTCGTCGCGTTCATGCCCTCTGGCGCCGGCGCTGTCAGCCGCACGGTGCAGCAGAAATTGCGGGAGTTGCGCACGGCGGGTGACAGCGCCGGCGGCACGAATACGGCAATTGGCACGAATGCGCTGAGTGCCACCACCACCGGCCAGAACAACACCGCGGTTGGGTCGCAGGTGCTCACCGCGGCGACTGTCAGCAACGCAAACGTCGCGGTTGGCCGCCAGGTGATGGAAAACCTCACCTCTGGCAGCAACAACACCGCCGTAGGCACCACGGCGATGCAGGGCGCCGTAGGCGGCGACAACAACGTCGCCGTGGGCCTGTTTTCACTGCGTGAGCTCAACAGCGGCTCCAACAACACTGCAGTCGGCACCCACAGCATCCAGTACCTGGGCAGCGGAAGCTGGAACACGGCTGTTGGCTTCGGTGCGCAGATGGGCTGCGCCACCGGAAACACGAACACCGCGTTCGGCTACCGCAGCATGTATTGCGGCGGGGACAGCGGGACCGGAGCCGGCGACAACAACACAGCGGTTGGCGGCTATGCCCTGCACAGTCTCGCGGCCGGCTTCTCAAACGTCGCTTTTGGGCTCAATGCGGGCTTCAACATAACGTCTGGAGCCGAGCACATCGCCATCGGCGCCAACGCCCTGTTCCGCATGAATGCCGGCAATGGCAGTGTTGCTATCGGAACGCGAGCTCTCTACAACTTGACCGCGCCATCCGGGCAGAACCTGGGCATCGGCAGCGACGCCGGCTTTGGGCTGACGACCGGCGCAGCAAACGCTGCGCTTGGCTACAACGCGCTCAAGGCCGGAACAACGGCCAGCAACACAGTGGCTGTTGGCCACCAGTCGTTGGTCTCGGCAACCACTGCCAACAATAACGTGGCTGTCGGTCAGGCTTCCGGCTCAAGCATCACCACCGGATCGAGTAATTCGGTCATCGGGTACGCTGCTGGCGCGGGGCTGACCACTGGATACCAGAACGTGGCCGTTGGGGCGGGAACCTCCATTGGTGCAACGCGGTTCCAGAACACCGTAATCGGCTATTCCGCCAGCACGGGGGAATACAGCAACTGCTCCGCCATCGGCTATGCGTCCTCGGTCACTGGCGACAGTCAGGTCCAGCTCGGCGGCCCTGGTACCACCACTTACGTCAACGGAGCACTGCAGAGCCGATCAGACCTTCGTGACAAGGCCGATGTCCGCGACACGAAGCTTGGACTCGACTTCATCAACGCGCTGCGTCCCGTGGATTTCCGTTGGGATCGACGCGACGATTACGGATGGGGTCCGCGCGACGGATCCAGGCGCGGCAAGCGATTCCATCACGGCCTCATTGCCCAGGAAGTGAAGGCGGCGTGCGCGTCCGCTGGCGTGGACTTTGGCGGCTACCAGGATCACAGCGTCAACGGGGGCATGGACGTGCTCTCCCTCGGTTATGAAGAGTTCATTGCTCCACTCATAAAGTCGGTGCAGGAGCTTTCTCAACGATTAGTTGAGATTGAGAGTCGCATTAAAAGCGCCAGCGACTGAACACCGATGTCAGCGCCCCGCTTCGGATACCAACGGTTCCCATGGAGGCGCAATGCCTAGTCGTCAAATCAGGCCACCACTTTCTGATGAAGAAATCGAAAAGTTGCGCGAGCTACTTATACGTGAGGCGCGGGTTACTTGGCTTTGGAGCACGGCCCGCACCTGGGCCGTGTGGATCGCCGCCGTGGTCGGCGGAGTGACTATCGGGTGGGACACGCTGACAAAAATCGTGCGCTCGCTCGGCAAAGGGTGACCAAATGGGAATCACGACAGCCGTGCTGTACCGCTTACGTTGGCTGGCCACAGCCATGATCGGTCTGTGCCTTGGGCAAATCACGGTCTGGGGCTTGGACAGGGAACCGCCATTCAAGCTTCAAGGCTATGCCGTCGAGCGGCCCGTCCACCCCGGCGGGCCGCTTCGCATCACGCTTTCCGTCGCCCGCGACTTGCGCCAGTCGTGTGACGTGCAGATCACGCGGTACATCGTTGATGGCGGCGGCTTTCGCTTCTACATGCCACAGATCGGCCTTGATGCCCATGCCATCGCCGAACTGCAATCCAGTTCCCGCGACGAGAACCGAATTCTGATCCAGATGCCAGAGGACGCGGCACCAGGGGATGCACGATTCGGCAACGCGCTCAGCTATGTCTGCAACCCGATCCACAGGCTGTGGCCGGTGCGAGTGGCCTTCGAGGTGCCTTTTGACCTCACACCCATACCCGTTGCCCAGGAGCTGTAGCTGTGGAAATGAAACTTCCCCTGGTTGAGACGCGCCTACTCTGGGACGGACGCGTGTGCATCGTCCGCCAGGATGACGTCGAGGTGCGGCTGCCATGGCGCCCGCCCGTGCTGTCGGCGCTGGTGATGGAGGCCGACTACGCGCCGGCCGTGCGCGTGCAGGACGTGCGCGAGCTCGGCTGCTGCAGGCGCGACATGACGGCTGCCGAGGCCGCCGCCGTGGCGGCCTGGATGGCGATGTTCATCGGCGCCGTGCGCGTGCAGGCGCAGCTGGTGACGGGAGGCTGACGTGCTGCCCACCACCGAGATCAAGCGGCTGCGGGCGGCACTGGTCGACACGAACGTCCAGGCTTTCCTGGCCGTCATCCGGGCCGGGGAGGGCACTGCGGGCGAGGACGGGTATCGCACCAGGTTCGGCGGCGGCCTCTTCGACTCGCTCATCGATCACCCGGGTGGCACGGTCTCGGCCAAGTCTGGCGGCCGGGTGCTGGTCAGCAGCGCCGCCGGTGCCTATCAGTTCCTGCTCAAGACCTGGCGCGAGTGCCAGGCCGCGCTGGCGCTGCCCGACTTCTCGTCGGCCAGCCAGGATCTGGCGGCCGTGTTCCTGATCGATCGCCGCCGGGCGCTGGTCGACGTCCTGGCCGGGCGAATCGAGGCCGCGATCGCCAAGTGCAACCGCGAGTGGGCCAGCCTGCCGGGCAGCCCCTACGGGCAGCCGGTGGTGTCGCTGGCGCGCGCGCTGGAAACGTACCGCGTCGCCGGCGGCGTCTCGCGCCCGGCCGGCACGCCGGCGCCGGTCGAGGCGCGCGACATCCCCACCGAGCCCGTGACCCGCGAGCGCGCGCAGGCGCTCGCCCCCAACCCACAGGAGCCCGCCATGGCGCCCTTCATCGCCGCGGCGTTGCCCGCCGTCATCAACGCCGTGCCGGAGCTGGCCAAGCTCTTCGGCAGCGGCTCCAAGGTCGCCGAGCGCAACGCCAAGGCCGCCGAGGTCGTGGTGGGCATTGCCCAGGACGCGCTGGGCGCGCGCAACGCGCAGGAGGTGGCCGAGCAGCTGCAGAGCGACCCGGCCGCGGCGCCGGCGGTGCGCGCGGCGGTGCAGGAGCGGTGGTTCGAGCTGCAGGAGGCTGGCGGTGGCGGCATCGAGGGCGCGCGCAAGGCCGATGCCGCGTTCGTGGCCGGCAGCGGCGACATCAAGCGCTCGCCGTCGTTCTGGATCGCCGTGGCCCTGGTCCCATTGGTCTACCTGATCGTGGGCAACGTCGTCGGCCTGTTCGGCAGCCCGCTGTCCGACGAGGTGCGCAGCGCCATCAGCAACGGGGTCGTAGGCCTGATCCTGGGCGCGGTGTCGGGCTACTACTTCGGGCAGACCACCACGCGTAACCGCACGCCGGCGGGCAAGGAGTGAGCATGGATCCGCTCTCGAAAGTCCTTCGCACCGGCGCCGACGGTGCCTTGTACTTCTGGTGCCTGGGCTGCGACATGCCGCACTGCGTCATGCATGGCGCTGGCGGCGGGCCGCGGTGGACGTGGAATGGCGATGCCGACAAGCCGACGCTGTCACCCAGCGTGCTCGTGCAGTGGGACCACCTGAGTCCTGCGGCGCGCGAGCGCAACGCCGCCTTCTACCAGGAGCACGGCCGGTACATGACGCATATCGAGCTGCCGTACGACGTCCACCACGTCTGCCACACCTTCGTGCGCGACGGCCGCATCGAGTACTTGGGCGACTGCACGCACGACCTGGTCAACCAGACCATCGACCTGCCCGAGTTCCCGGAGGGATGGTGA